TTAAATAAATGGATTTTTTGAAAATTAGAACAATTAAAATATATTATCTTGGTGAAGTCAACAGATAAAATGAAATTAATGATAAGGAGATGATTTATTTGAGAGAATTAAAGTGGTGGTCTTTGGCTATAGAAAGAAAATGGACTCTTTAAATTTTTTTTAATATTTATTTTTTTTTAAAGATTAGTTTTTGTAAAATTAAATATAATAATTGATTTAAAAATATTGTTATAAATTATATCAAATGAAAAAATTTGATATAAAAGATGAAACAAATAAAAAAAATATCAAAAATAAAGCGTCCAAAGTGCGTATTTTTAATGATGAGGGATATAGTTTAAGAGGTTCTGGTGTATTATGGGAATCATTTAAGAAAAAGAGAACATTATTAATTAAGAATAAAAAAGGATTTTGGTCACTATCGGGGGGAGCATTTGAAAGTGCGGATGGTAATTTATTTGAAACATCAATAAGAGAATCAAAGGAGGAAGCGGGTGTTTTGGTTAGGCAAATAGATTTTGTGGGTGAATTTAAAAATGAAGGTGGAAAGATCCGTCATATAACTTCGGTATGGAATTTGGTGGTAATAGAGGAATTAAAAAATTATGATGAAGATTATAGAGAGCGTAAGTGGTTTAGTAACATTGATGCAATAACGGAATTGGAGTGGAATCCAGTGCAACAAAATATATTTATACAATCATTAAGAAATTCTAATTATCGATAAAGTCAACATTTTTTAATAAAAATTTGTAAGCCTTGGATAGTTGTTTAAATTTCATTTCATATTCTTCTTTAAGTTGTTGATTATTTAAATTAGAGTGTCTATCGGGATGATATTTTAGTGATTTTTGTCTATATCTTTTTTTGAGTTCATGTTTTGTAAATTCATCGGATAAATTATAATCTAATATTTGGTAATAGTCTTTTAAATTGATGCCATCTTCTAAGATATTTTCGGTTTGTGATTCTTGATTAAATTTTTCATTTATTAAAATATTTTCAATTTCTTGAAACATGTTATAGAAGAAATCTATATTTTCTATTATAAAATGTTCTCTGTAAATTAAAACATTAGAATTAAAAAATAAATAATTTTGTGGAATAACGAAATATGTAAAAAATATTCTAATGGTTGGTCCTTGAAAGAATTGTAATGTTGTTTACTTTTCATATCGTGTTTAGTTATTTCGGTTAAATAATCAAAAATAATATCTTGATTGTAAACTATAAATTTTTCATATTTTTCTTGATCATTAATATTTGAGATAAGATGATTGATTCTATTAATGATTTTTTCTAAATGTATTTCTTTTTGTGATTTTTTAATTGTAGGTTTTAATTTATTTTTTGTATTTTTTTTTTTTCGTCGAATAGTTCCTTTACCTCCTGTTTGAGAGGATAATTTTTTTAATTTATCTATATTTGCATTAATAATATTTGGATTAATTTGGGTATCCATGATTAATTTTTTATATTTTTATTATATAAATTAATAGCTTGAGAATACGCACTAATAAAATTAAATAAAATTATTTGATTTTGATGATTAAAAAAAATCTAATAATATTTTAAATGAAAAAAACAAAAAAAAATGTTTTTAATCATAATGATTACAAAAGTGGATCAGGAATGTTAACATCAGTATGGGGACCGAGTATGTGGCATTTTCTCCATGTAATGAGTTTTAATTATCCTGAGAAACCAACAAAAAAAGAAAAAAAAAAATATAGAAAATTTATTATATCGTTGCAAGATGTATTGCCTTGTAAATATTGTAGGGAAAATTTAAAAAAAAATTTTTCACAAGTATGTATGAATGATGAATGTTTCAGAGATCGAGAGGCATTTTCTCGTTTTATTTTTAATTTACACAATAAAATTAATAAAATGTTGAATAAAAAATATAAATTAACATATGAAGAGACAAGAGATTGTTATGAAAATTTTAGATCTAGATGTAATTCGGATTCTAAATTAAAAAAAAAGAGAACATTAAAAAAAAAAAATAAAAATAAGGAGGAGGGATGTACAAAATCTTTATATGGAGTTAAATCAAAATGTTGTATTCATATTGTTCCTAAAGATTGTAAAAAAAAAACATTTAAAATAGATAAAAATTGTTATGCTTATAAAATAGAATAAATGATTATGTATGATAAATTTTAAGAAAATGCGGGGCAATTCCAAGTCCAATGAAATTTTTTAATTATTTTTTGTGATTTATATGGTTCTGATTGATATATTTTTTTATGTAGACCATTAATTTTAAAAATCGGTTTATTTAAGTTTTGAATATGATTCGATTCATATAAATTCCAATTATTAAAATTATTGATTAATGTTTGATCATTATTTTCTTGTAAGTTCATGATTTGATTTATAATATATAAATTATATAAATTTTTTTTTTTATTTTAAAAGTTATGAAAATGTTTAATCATATTCTAATGTAAGTCTTCTTCGTATTTTTTCGGTTCTAACATTTAATTTTTCGATTATTATTTGTAAAGATGATGAAGTGGTTACATCTGATGAATATGTTTCTTTGAGGTTATTCAGACCTTCGCATGCTCCGTTAAATTCTATAAGAAAGGTTTGTAATGTTCTAGATTCTTCATCTGAAAAGGGTTTAATGATAGTTTTTTGTTCGGTTTGTGCGGAGGAATATGTATCATCAATAATTTTAAAAGCTGAATCGATAATAAGATTGAAGAATTTTAATGTTTTTTTTCTGCTATTACCATTCCAATATCTATTGAAAGAGGGTATGTAAGAATTTTCTATTTCTAAAATATTATTTTCAGTACATAATTTATCTCCTTTATTAATCTTGGAGATTACTTTTAAATTGGCAATGACATCATCATTATTTAAATATTTTTTTTTTTCGATAATATGTTGTGTTTCCATATATATATATAAAATATATATATTTTCTTTATATAAATTTGTGCTAAAAAAATATAAATAAAATCAGATTTCGAGAACTTTAAATCTACAATAAGGGCAATCAAAATCTAGCCATTTTTTTTTATTTTCGTTGATGGTGAAGGTTTTATTTTTGAAATATTCTTTAAGACATGATTTATGAAAATAATGATTGCAGATGAGTTTATGATCATTTTTATTAATTTTTTGGTAACAGATTGGACATTCTTTATCTTTCCATTCATTATCTTTTAGTGTGATCATAATGGGTTCAATAAGTGTATCAACATAGGGGGATTTTAAGATGAAAGAGAAAAGTTTTGTGATGATTTTATATTCTGATATGGTTGATCCTTGCCATGAATCTAATTGATTATCATTCATCCATTTGCAAAAGATGACGGATTCTTGTTGAGTAGGAGAATAAATGAGATTATTTTCGGTTAGAAACATAAAAAGTCTTCTGTATTTAATTTTTGTTTGCCAATTATAATTTTGATAATTTTTGATAATAGTAAAGATGTATGTAAAATTAGTTTTTGCAGGATTATATTCTAGAAGAGTTTCTAATTTTTGTATTGAAAAATTATTTGAAAACAGAATATTATTAAAAATAATATTAGTATCAAGATTGATATTATGAGTTTTTGCATAATCCAAGAAGAATTTGAATTGTTTATAATTGAGATTAATTTGTTTATTTTCCATAAATAATTTTAGAATAATAAAGTCATATTTTTCGGAAAGTAAGATGATAATATTAAAAAATTTTTGTTTATTTTTCGGTGATATTTTTTTTAGAATTTGATAATAATCAATATTTAATAAAATATTTTTGTTTATTTTTTGTAAGATAATTTCTTCATTACATGTTGATAAAATATTGATTGGATTTTGATAAAAATCATTTGGAATGAGATAATTTAAATTATTACTAATGATAATGTTTGAAAGTTTAGTGATATTTTTTTGATAATAATTTCTAATTTTCATATTTTTTGATATATATTCATTAAATTTAAGAGGATTTAATAGTATAAAAGTTGTGATATAGTCATAATTTATACTTAAAATTTTTGATTCTGATAAAATGTTTAAAAATTTAAAATATTTATTTTTCAATAGATATATTGAAAATTTTTGGACAGTTGTTTTAATATGATTGATAATATTATTAATGTGTTGATTTGGATAAATATTATGAAATTGGTAGTTTGAAAATATGGAAGAATTTTGTTTTTTTTTTTTTGTTTTAAATTTTTTTTTTTGTAATAATTTGACTAATGATTCTATTTTTATAATAAAATATTGGAACATTTCAATATTATTATCAATTATAAGTTTAAAAATATAATCAAGATATTTATTAAATATATTTTTTACGATTGTTTTATTATATTTTATTTTCCAAATTTTCCATTTTTTTTCATTATTTATTAATTGTTCTAAGAACAATTTATAAATATCAATATTATTTTTATTTTCATATAAATAAAATAAACTTTCTAATTGATCAATATTTATGAGCTTATATAAATCATTAAAATGAATATCACAATCATTGAATATATTATTCATTATATTATGGGGTAGAGTAAAAAATTGATGAATTAATTTCTTATTTTTTTTATCTAGTGCATTATTTAAAAAATTTTTATCATAGGTATATATATCCATTTAAATAATAGAAATAAAATTATTAAATTATATTTCCGCAATGAAAGAATATCTTATTTCTATTATTTTTTATTATGATTAATGATTTTTTTAATCTTGTTGGATTGATTATCCTTCTGGACCATCTTTCTTTTTTTTCTTCTTTTTTTCTTGTTCATCGGGTTCAGATAATACTTGAGCTAATTTTACCATATCACCTGACATTAGAAGTTCTACCATATCGGTAAATTCTTTTTTGGAGACTTCAAAATCGAAATCTTCTTTTTTAATATTGGATGGTCCTGGATTTTTGTCAATGATTCCTCCTAATTTTTGTTTTTCGGCACCAATCATAGTTTGAAATTGGTCATCAGTCATATTATTAAGATTATTTAATAATTCCTTGAATGTTTCTTTATTTTCATTAAGCATGCTTGGATTTAAAGTATTCGCCAAATTGTTTGGATCAAAAGTGTTGATAGGATTTTTATCGTTATTGTTATCTGACATTTATATATTTATCTATATAGATTTTAATTATAGATTTTTAAATTTAAAAAAAAAATTCACATTTAATAATTTATTTTTCTTTTTAACTTTTTTATTCATTAAATATTTTAAATTAAAATCATTTTGTAGAATAAATCATTTAGATTTTTTTTTTTAATATCTAATAAAATCATATTTCTCAAATTAGAGTGTTGATAATTATTACAATCATCTAAATAACGATTTCTCAAAATACTTATTTTTAAATTTCTGATATGTCCATTATAATTTTTGATTATATGATTTTGTATGATTAAGTAGTCTCGAAAAAGTATTTTTTCATTATTATTCATTAATATATTTTATTTTTTATTTTTAAGTAAAAAAATTTTCCTTATCAATCAATTTTTTTATGGATTCTTTAAATGTTTGTGTTGTTTTCCATCCAAGTTCTTTTAATTTATTAGAATTTATGAAATATCTTTTATCATTGAATGGTCTATCTTCTACATATGTTATCCATTTATTAAAATCATCTGTTTTTTTAATCAATTTTATTAATAACTTTCCTACGTCTAATACCGAATATTCCATATTTATTTCTGATCCAATATTATAAATTTCTCCAATAACACCATTGGATAATATTATATCGAATGCTGTACACACATCATAAACATGTATAAAAGATCTAAGAGATGATCCATCTCCATGGATAGTTATTTTTTGATTATTTTTTAAAAGTTTTATGAATTTAGGTATTAATTTTTCTGGATATTGGTTTTCTCCAAATACATTATTTCCGCGAGTAATTACAATTGGAAAATTGAATGATGATTGATAAGATTGTGCTATTAATTCTGCTGCTGCTTTTGTTGCTGCATATGGGTTAGTTGGACATAATATATTATTTTCATTTTTTTGTATTTCATTTTTAGATATCATAGATTCGCCATATACTTCATCAGTTGAGACATGTATAAATTTTTTTATTTTATTATAGATTTTACATGCTTCTAAGAGATTATGTGTTCCTAGAACATTATCATTTGTATATTTAATTGAATCTGTAAATGAATTTTGTACATGAGACTGTGCAGCAAAATGTATGACACTATCAATTTGATATTTATTTAATATATGATCTAATAGATCTATTGAATTAATATTTCCTTTAATAAATTCATAATTTTTTGAATTTCTAATTTCTGAATGAATATTATTTTTATTTGAGCAATAATGAAGAGCATCTAAATTAATTATTTTAATATCTGGATATTTATTAGAGAAATAATTAATAAAATTGGATCCTATGAATCCACATCCACCAGTTATTAAAAGGTTTTTAGGAGTATATATTATTTTTGGTTTTTTAGCTTGTGTTAAATAATCTAATTTATAATCATGTAAACACTCAATAACAGCATCTTTTATGTTAGGTATATTTGGATATAATTCTTCGAGTTGTTTAGTATCAAGATAATTATTGGATCTATCAGATAATAAAATTTCATCTTGTTTTTCTTTGGTAAAATTTTTCCATGTAAAAGAAGGATCGACTATTTCTTTATAATGATTTAATATTTGATTATGGGTGATGTATCCTGGATTTGTAAAGTTTAGTGTTCCAGAATATGCCTTATCCATAAGATCTATCATGATGGGTAGAAGAGTTGGTAATACAGACATAGAATTTTCTAAAGAGCAAATATATTCATAATTAGTTATTTTTGTAATAAAATTTCTTTCATGGTATTTATTTGTTATTGGCATTCGTATTCTTAGATTTAAAATATTTTTAGAGAATAATTTCATTATTCTATCAGTATAACCTTTTACAGTTGAATATTGTGAACCAAAAAAATTGGGTATATCTATTTCTTTGAATCCCTGTTTTAGATTACAAATTTGATGATCAGAATCATATTTAAAAATGCAGCCAGTTCCCATGTAGGTAAGATGAATATTTTTTTGTTCACATAAATAAGCTAATTGTAATGGTGCGAAAAGATTATCTCTTAAATTTTCTTTTAATTTATCTTTATGTTCTAAATAATCAATAGTTTTTATTTTTTTATTATTAATTGTTCCATGGGTCCTTCCGACAAATGAAACAACATGACTGGGATTAACATTTAATATTTCATTTTCTAAATCATGAAAATTTTCGGGTCTTGATTTAGCTAAAAATATAGAATGATCTTTGTATTTATTTTTCATTAGAAGAATTATAAATTGTTGTCCAATCCATCCTTTACCACCAAAAATCAGTATTTTCATGGATAGTATACATCAAATTGATAATTAAATCTTTAAGTATGTTTATGATTACATATCCATATTTTGAAAATAAAATTGTCTTCGGGATTTAAATTTAAAAAAGGTTGATCATTATTTTCACAAGGGAGATAAAAGTGATCAAAATTAGATTCAGATGAATGAAAATTTAATTTTGAATCTACTAGGATGTCATGAATGTGAAATTTATGTTTAAAATTAGTAAAGTAATGGTGTATATAAGAATATAACATAGAGTTCGTCGAATTTTTTAATAATTGTTCACAATAATGATCAATAATATGTTGTTTTGTATCTAATGAAAATATTTGTATAGGCTCAGGTAAATTTACATTTAAATTACCCTTAATTTTATTCCATTCATTACAGGAAATATTTATTTCTGCATTTCCTACATAATATTGAGTATTTTTAATATTTTGTTTCATTAAATAAAATTACTTTATTCATAATTAAAATCAAATTTTTTTTTTATTAATTTGGATTAAAATATATAGTTAATAATATATATGATGATAAAAAAGGGGGGTGATAAAAAGTGCGGAAAAAATGAGATATATCGTATTGCTTACAAAACAAAAAAAGGCAAATTGGTAGAAGGAAATTGTATAAAAAAACAAACTTATGGAAAAAAAAAAAGAGAATATTGGTCTAGAGCTCAGAAGGCAAAGAAAACAAAGACTAAAAAAATAATAAAAAAAAAATATCCCGAACATGTAAAAAAGAAATGTCCGGAAGGGCAAATACTGAGAGATGGATATGTTAGAAAATCTTATATAAGAAAAGATGGAAAAGTAGTTAAAAAGATTACTGTTGCACCAGGTTGTATAAAAGATAGAGGACAGCCTGGTAAATGGACAAATAAAAATAAAAATGTAAAAGGGATTGGTCCTTTAAAAAAAGGTACTCTTGCCCAATTTGGTTATAAAGATGTTAAGAAGATGACTATAAAAAATCGTAGAATAGCCTTAACAAAATGTGTAAAAAAATTAGGAAACAATACATGTTGGAGGAAATTGAATGCTATTTTCGTTTACAACAAAAATACAAATCCAAAAATTTCAAAAATATTCATGGATGATCGTGATTGGATAAAAAAAACTTATGGTTAATCTTTATATGGTTTCCATGTACCATTATGAATGAAAGGTAATGAATATGGATTGGGAAAATTAATTTGTGGTTCCCTATAATTATCTTTAACATAATTTTTAATTAAGTTTCTTCCGGTTAAATATATATTGATATGATCTCGTAGAATTAACTCATTTTGTTCATATGGATCATCTTCTAGATTAAATAAATAGTGATCTTCAAGATGTTCAGGTGGAATAACACAGTTATCAGAGGACCAATATCCATCAGTGCCATCCCATAAAACTGCAGAACCCATAATAAGTTTATATTTACCGAATCGTATAGCGGAGTATGATTTACCCAAATAAATTATGTTGATTGGAACATTATTTCGTCTATCTCTATAGGTAATATTATGAATTTGATTTAAATTATCCCATAATTTATGTCCATCTATATTATCTTTATGGTGATCTGAAATATCTAGAATTGTCGATGCTAAATCAACAGCATGAGTAATACCATTATAGGTTGAATTACGTGATTTATGAGGAAAGACATTAATACCACCGGTAATAAAGGTTGTAGCACGAACTCCGCCTTCAAACAAATTTGTTTTTGATCCTCTTAGGGGAAAGTTTGCTCCAGATGATGAGGGCCATATTAACTCACCGTCTTCTTCTTTTGCAAAAGGAACCATACCGCCATTATCAGTGGTAAAGATTACAATAGTATCATCGTATAGATTATGTTCGTTTAAAGATTTAATAGTAGTTTCAACTAAATATTCCATGTCTCCGATCATGCAGCAATAATCATATCGTAATTTTTCTTGAATATTATTGCAGTTATCACAGAAATTAAAACTTGGTGTAATTGGGACATGTATTAACTGTAAGGAGAGATATAAAAAAAATGGTTTTTCTTTTTTTTCTCTAGATTGTAAAAAATTTTTTATTTGGTAATGAAATTGAAATGTGGAATGAGTATCATTTTTTTGATAAAAAACCTCATCATTTTTCCAAAAATCATATCCTCCATAAACGGTTTTATTATAATAATCAATTTGTCCTTGATAATAACCAAAATGAGAGTTAAATCCTCTGCCCAATGGGGTATAATTTGTGCTTGAATAGCCCAAATGCCATTTTCCGATTAAATGACTATCATAATCGTGCATAATCTCGGGAAGAGTTTGAACTTCCAATGGTATATGGGCATTACTTCCTGGCATCAATGTTTCTTGATGTTGCATTCCCATTCTAAATGGAAATAATCCAGTCATTAGAGATGATCTTGTTGGGCTACAAACAGGACTAGTATAATGATTGTATAAAATTACTCCTGATTCTTGTAAATTTTTCAAATATGGAGTTTGAATATCATTATTTGGATTATTTATGCTGGTATCTGACCAACCTATATCGTCAACCACTAATAAAATTACATTTGGTTTTGCGACAACATAATAAATGAGAAATAAATAAATATAAATTAAAGTTTTCAGCATATAATAAATAATTTATGAAATAATTTTTTAAATTTTTTTATTAAAATTGTTTTATAAATTGATTAAATATAAAGACTATATTTAAATTTAAATTTTTAAATCCTTTTGTTTTTTTTATATAATTATATATATATATATATACTATTTATTAAAATGGCTACAAAAATGACAACAAAAATATTTCTTTATTTTTTTAATTTTCTTCTTTTTTTACTTGTGATTTGTTTAATGTTGATTCCAATCGCTGGATGGTTAGTTTTGGCACTGATGACGCCATTTATGGCGATCGGTAGAGGAAATAGTGGTATATTTGCCCTTGGATTTATGTTATTTCTGTGGTTTGTTTATCCTTTATATTGGACGGTAACAAATTTTGTAAATATCGGAAAATAATACTAATAGATGACAAGGAATATATAATTTTTAAAATAATTAATTAAAAAATTAGTTATTTTTAAATGATAACATATTAAAGTTATTATAAAATAAAAAAATTTTATTCTATTATATTATAATATCTAATGATAAAATTGATTTTAAATATTTTACTTTTAATCTCCATTATAGTTGCTTACGTTTTTTTCTTTTTTGGAGGGTTTTTTTTTTTATTCTTATTATCTTTATATTTTTCGTATGAAAGGTCTCATGGTGATTTTCTTTGGATTTTTTTGTGTTCATTTATATTATTTTGGGCTTATCCATTATTTGTCTGTTTTGCTAAATTTACAAATTAAAGATGATATTTTTTTTTAAAATCGCTTATTTCTATGATTGGAATATTTAATAATTTTGCTTTTTGGGTTTTATTATTGTCTAAGTCCAAATTATTAACAATTACAATAAATGTATTTTTATTCACAGAGGATGATTGTATTGCTCCTAAAATTTCTAATTTTTTAATTATTTCTTTATCTCTAAAACCAGTCATTACATATTTTTTATCAAATAATTCATGATCTTTTTTAGGTTTTAATGTATCAGATTTATAAACTAATTTATAGTTTAGATCTAGATCATTCATAAAATCTACAAATGGTTTTATTCCTTCAATAAATTTTCTGGATGTTTTATCAGCCATACCATCTATTGCGTTTATTTTTATAAATTTTTGTTCATTATTTTCGCTAGAAGTTAATATATTTGGATATTTACTTAAAATTAATTTACATTTTCTTTCACCAAATCCTCTTCCAAATAGATTTGATGCTTTCATTAAAAGAGGTAAGGATGATAATTTTAGTTTTTCATCTATACCATTTTTAAATTTTATTGCTAATTTAGATTGGATTCCATCAATTTTGAGAAAATCATCTATAGACATTTTTACTATTTTTTGTACAGAATTATAACCTTGTTTGATTAATTTTTTAATGTTACCATCGCTTAATCCTGGTACTTCCAAAATTTTGAAAAATCCAGAAATATTTTTTTCTTGTACGATTGAATTCTGATCTTTATTTTTGAGAATTAAATCAACTCCGGTATCATTCCATTCGAAATCAAACTCATCAGATGGGAGGCTAGGTTCTACTTTTGTATTTTTTAAAAGTTTAGGAATAATATCACCACTTATTATAAATTCAATTACAGATCCTATTCCAATTCCATTATCTTTAATATATTTTGCATTATAGCCTGTGATAAATTGTATTTTGCTTCCGCCTAACATTACAGGTTCGATTTGTATTCTTGGTTTTAAATATCCATCTTTACTAGGATCCCATAAAACTGCGATAACTTTCCCTTCAGCTATTTGATCAGTTAAAATCATTTTAAATGCAAATGAATGTATGGGATTACCATTTTTTCTCTTATAAATTTTATCATCTGAAACTATAATTCCATCAATAGTATAATGATAATCTTCCCTCCATTTGATTAATTGTTCTGATAAAATCTCATTAGAAATTTCAGGCAATAATTTATGTTTTACACAAAGACATCCATGATCTAAAATAAATTTCATTTGATCTGATGGTTTAAGTATAGGTCTTATTACCTCATAGAAAACAATATCTAAATCCTTTAGTTTTTCTGGATCGAGATCTTTATTTGATTGAGCTTTAATTATCATTCCTGAACAAAAGCTTCTAGGTTTTGAAAATTTTTCTTTATATTTTTTTTCAAATATTTCTTTTTTGATATTTAATTCACCTCTAAATGTTAAATTTTCATCAGTGGGTACATTTAAAAATGGAATGAGTCTGCTAATATCATGACCATATGTACCATTTCCACGGGAATATAATTTTTGTATACCACCCTCTGTTGAATATAAAACACTAGCTCCATCTTCTTTAGTAGATAGTTCAAAAGGTCCTTTAAATTTTTTGATATATTTTTCAAGTTCATTGGTATCAGGTTTAATCTTGTCCATTGATCCCATAAAATATGGAAGTTTTATTTTTCCTTTTTTAATAGCTACATGTTTATGAGCATTTTTAGCTACAACATTATTTGGATAAACTTTTTTAACATAATCTCTAATGATATCATATTGATCATCACTTAATAAATTTATATTTTCTAAATAATATTTCTGATTTGCCTCTTTTAAAATTTCATTTAATCTCTGTTCATCCAATTTTTGTAGATAATTTATACCTTTTATTTTAAATAATCTTATATTTTCATTAACGGGAGTAATGCTTTTATTAATTTGTATTTTCATTGTAAGCTTTTTTTTTTTTTTTTTTTTTTTTTTTTTTTTTTTTTTAATTTTTTTTTTTTTTTTTTTTTTTTTTTTTTTTTTTTTTTTTTTTTTTTTTTTTTTTTTTTTTTTTTTTTTTTTTTTTTTTTTTTTTTTTTTTTTTTTTT